AATATCCAAAACAGTCAAAATTACACGCTCTAGGACTTCATTTTTTTATAATATCCTTATTTTGTCTTACTATTTACTATTATTATAAATACTAGTAAAATAGGATAATTAGTATGGCGATACCTACAACCAAAGCAACATTTAAATCATACTGTCTTAGAGCTCTAGGATTCGGCGTTATTGATATCAATGTATCAGATGACCAAGCAGATGATAGAATAGATGAGGCATTACAATATTTTGCTCAATATCATTATGATGGTGTTGAAAAAATGTATTTAAAATATCAGATTACTGAAGCAGATATTACAAGAGCTCGTGGAAACACCACAACAACATCTGCTGATACAGTAGACAGTTCTATCACTGGTAGTTTTAAAGAAGGTAATAATTTTATACCTATGCCTTCTTCTGTTGTATCTGTAACTCAAATATTTAATTTTGATGAGGCTCAAACAAATAGTATGTTTGATATTCGTTATCAATTAAGATTAAATGACTTATATGATTTTTCATCAACATCAATTATACATTATCAAATGACAATGCAACAATTAGATATGTTATCACATGTATTGACAGGTGAAGCTCCAATTCGTTTTAATCAACATCAAAATAGATTATATATTGATATGGATTGGGAAGAAGTAAGCGCTGATGAGTTTTTAATTATAGAATGTTATCGTAAGATAGACCCATCAACATATACAGATATCTTTGATGATATCTATTTAAAAAGATATGCAACAGCATTAATTAAAAGACAATGGGGAGCAAATCTCTCTAAATTTAACGGAGTAGCAACACTAGGTGGTGTAACAATGAATGGTGAACAAATTTATTCTCAAGCAATAGAAGATATAGACAAACTTGAAACAGCAATAAGGGAGGGCGCATTCGAAACACCTATCTGGGGAATGATAGGATAATTCCATGGCAGTTAATAAGGCTTTTCATACAAGTAATAGTACGGCTATTACATCAGAAAAAAATCTATATAGTGATTTAGTAAAAGAGGCTATACAAATTTTTGGTCATGATGTTTATTACATAGACAGAACAACTGTTGCCATTGATAGTGTTTTAGGTGAAGATTCACTTAGTAAATTTACCACACAAGTTCCTATTGAAATGTATGTTGAAAATGCTGAAGGTGGATATGAAGGTGAAAAAGAATTGATGACACAATTCGGATTAGAAAACAGAAATGAATTAACCTTAGTAGTACACAAAGAAAGATTTCAAGACTTAACAAAACAAATACAGATAGAAAGTGATACAGATACTACAGGTGGTTCTATATTATTAGAATCAGGTACAATCGACCAATCATCAAACCATTCTGTTTTAGAAACTGTAACAACAGGAAGTGATTTTTATTTACTTACAGAAACAGATGCTTCTAATACAGACAGACCTTATGAAGGTGATTTAGTTTATCATCCCATACTAGGTAAAATATTTGAAGTTAGTTTTGTAGACCATGATGAACCATTTCATCAATTAGATAATAATCCTGTATTTAAATTAAATTGTAAACAGTTTGAATATTCATCTGAAGCTCTTGATACAGGTATTACAACTATTGATAGTATAGAAGATTCTGAAAGTAGAAACACAAGAGATTTTGAATTTACATTAGAACAATCAACAGCTCAGAATGAAGAAATAAATATACAACATGCTAGAAGTAATTTTGGTTTACTACTTGAAGAAACAGATGGTGATAATATAATTGGTGAAGATGATGAAACATCAGTAGGTACAAGTATACTATTAGAGAATGCCGCTGATTCAGGTGATGACGCATACCTATTAACAGAAGACTATATAGTAGGAGATTATGTGCAAGATAAAACTGCACAGAATGAATTATTTGATAAACTAGATGATAATGTATTAGACTTCTCTGAATCTAATCCATTTGGAGATGCAGGAGTATTTGCGTAATGTTAGGAAATAGACAATTTTATCACGAAACAGTTAGAAGTATTATTGTAGGGTTTGGTACTCTATTTAATGATATACATGTTGTTCGTAAAAACAATAGTGGTGCAGTTACACAATCTATGAAGGTACCTTTGGCATATGGGCCAAAACAAAAATGGTTAACAAGACTTGACCAAGATGCTGGACTAGACAGTAAGGTTGCGCTTACATTACCAAGACTAGGTTTTGAAATACAAAACATGGCATATGACCCTGCAAGAAAATTAAATCGTGTGCAAAAATTTAAGAAAGTAAAATCAAGTTCAAGTGATTCAAATAAATTAGATACACAATTTATGCCTGTTCCTTATAATTTAAATATACAGTTATTTGCTATGGCAAAACAATCAGATGATGCATTACAAATTGTAGAACAAGTATTACCATATTTTCAACCAGACTATACTCTAACAATTAAAGATATGGAAGCTATGGGTATTGCAAGAGATATACCTATTGTATTAAACAGTATTAATTATGAGGATAATTATCGTGGTGAATATACAGAAAGAAGAGCAATCATTTATACTTTAGATTTTACTACTAAGTTTTATCTATATGGACCTGTTACATCTAGTAAAGTTATTAAGACTGTACAGGTTGACCAATATACAGATATGCCAAGTGCTGCTCCAAAAAGAGAACAAAGATATACTGCTACACCAAATCCAACATCTGCTGATGCTGATGATGATTTTGGATTTAATGAAACAACATCTTTCTTTCAAGATGCTAAAAACTTTGACCCAGAAACGGGTGAAGATAAGTAAAGTGAAATATTATGAACAACAAAACAAAAGATATTCTAGATGAGATTCTAGACATAGAAGAATCAAAAGCAGAGCTCGTTGAAAAAAAACCAAACACTCTTACAATCAAAAGAGATGATACCCTTGAAGATGTTGATACTGATTATAAATATCAGAGAGAGAACTTTTATAATCTAATTGAAAGAGGTCAAGATGCAATAGATGGTATACTAGATGTTGCAAAAAATTCAGACCACCCCAGAGCATTTGAAGTAGCAGGTAATCTTATTTCACAAGTTGCTGATGTAACAGAAAAACTTGGAAAGTTACAGTCGGCTATGAAAAGATTAAAAGAAGTTCCAAACAATGCACCAAAGAATGTAACGAATGCATTGTATGTAGGTTCTACTGCTGAACTACAGAAGTTACTAAAAAAAGATAAGGAGAAAAAATAATGGATTTATCTTTTATAACAGCAGACTTATTAAATGATATAAGTTGGTTTGATGGTATAATTTATATTATACTAGGTCTTGTAGTGTATGCTGCTGTAAGATATATCAATAAAAAAATCTAATGGCTACAACAGATGTTAATCAATATTTAGGTAATCCTTTACTAAAGAAAGCAAATGTTCCTGTAGAGTTTACAAAAGAACAGATACAAGAATATCAGAGATGTATGGATGACCCTGTTCATTTTATACAAGAGCATATGAAAATTGTATCTCTTGATGAGGGTCTTGTGCCATTTAAAATGTATGACTTTCAAAAAAATATGGTTAATACATTTCATGATAATCGTTTTACAATTTGTAAACTTCCTAGACAGTCTGGTAAGTCAACAACAATTATAGCATATTTGTTACACTATGTTTTATTTAATCCAAATGTAAACATTGCCATACTTGCAAACAAATCATCTACTGCTAGAGATATACTAGGTAGATTACAATTAGGATATGAAAATTTACCTAAGTGGTTACAACAAGGTGTAATCTCATGGAACAAAGGTAGTTTAGATTTAGAGAATGGTTCAAGTATTCTTGCAGCATCCACATCGGCAAGTGCAATTCGTGGTGGTTCTTATAACATTATATTTCTTGATGAGTTTGCATATGTACCATCAACATTGGCTGAAGAATTTTTTAGCTCTGTATATCCTACAATATCATCTGGTAAATCTACAAAGGTAATGATAGTATCAACACCACATGGTATGAATCAGTTTTACAAATTATGGACTGATGCACAAAGTGGTAAAAATGATTATATTCCAATCGAAGTACATTGGTCAGAAGTACCAGGTCGTGATGAAGTATGGAAAGAAGAAACAATACGAAATACTTCACAGGCACAATTTAATTCAGAGTTTGAATGTGAGTTTTTAGGTTCTATTGATACACTAATTGCTCCACATAAATTAAAACAGATGCCGTATGTAGACCCAATACAATCTCATGCAGACTTAGATATATTTGAAAGACCAGATGAAAAGAAAACTTATTTTCTTACTGCTGATGTTTCAAGAGGAACATCACAAGACTATTCTGCATTTTTAGTATTAGATGTAACAGAAATGCCATATAGGATTGTTGCCAAATATAGAAACAATGAAATTAAACCTTTACTGTTTCCACAAAAAATACATGAAGTTGCAAAGGCATATAATAATTGTTTTGTATTAGTAGAGGTAAATGATATAGGAGAACAAGTTGCAAACTCATTACAGTTTGATTTAGAATATGATAATTTAGTCATGGCATCTATGAGAGGTCGTGCTGGACAAATACTAGGAGCAGGATTTTCTGGTGGAAAGGCACAGTTAGGAGTAAGGACTACTAAGGCAGTTAAGAGAATAGGATGTTCTAATTTAAAACAATTAATTGAATCAGATAAACTATTAATACCAGATTATGATATTATGAATGAGTTATCCACATTTATAGTTAAGGGTTCTTCTCATCAAGCAGATGATGGTTGTACAGATGATTTAGTTGCATGTCTATTCATATTTGCATGGGCAGTTGACCAAACATATTTTAAAGAATTAACTGATAATGATATTCGAGAAAGAATGTATAAAGAACAACAAAATCAATTAGAACAAGATATGGCACCATTTGGATTCGTAGATAATGGATTAGATAATCCACACCTAGAGGAAGAAGAAGTAGATGAGTATGGTAATCGTTGGACTACAGTCGTTAGAGACCATAGTACAGATTGGTAGTTAGTATGAGTAAAATAAGTAATTTAGAAGATGCTATAAAACTCAAAAAAATAAAACAAAAGTATATCAATCAAAAAGAAAAAATTGAATTAGACATACTTATATTACAAAAAGAGTTAGAAGTAGTAGAACAACAGTTAAAAGAATGCACTATTTCTGATTGGCATGATAAACCACCTATGAGCTCAGGTGATATCAAACAGATATACGAAAACTTTATGAAAGATAATTATGGAAAAAAAGATTATGATTAAAGAAATGTTGGGTCTAGTAAATCATTCTCAATCTTAATCATACAATTAGAACATACAATCTTAGAAGAATCTATTAGTCTTTTTACAGTTTTTCTACTTTTATCATTCATACCTACTCTTTTGATAGTCTTACGAATTTCTTTATCATGAGGATAAAATCTTAAACAAGCTATTTCAGGTTCACCACAATGTATACATTTAGTATTTACTAAATATTGATTTAAAGAAGAAACTCTTTTATGATAGTTTCTTTTAGTTACCTCTTTAATAGTTTCTTTATACTTTTTGTAATGATTACTTGACACAATTCTATTTATATGTTTAGCAACATATAAAACTCTATTCTAGAATATGATTTTTTTATAAATATAATCAAAGAACATAAAGAATAAACTTTATAATTAATAGGAGTAAGTCAATGGGGTTTTTAGTATCACCTGGCGTACAAGTAAATGAAGTCGATTTAACCAATGTTGTACCTGCCGTTGCAACTAGTATTGGTGCTATTGCTGGAGCTTTTGAAAAAGGACCAGTATCATCAATCGTTAATATTTCTAGTGAGGAAGAACTAGTAGAAATATTTGGTAAACCACAAACAACAGGTAATCAATTCGAAACATTTTTTAGTGCAGCTAACTTTTTAAAATATACAGATTCACTTAAAGTGGTTAGAGCAGAAAGTGCAATCGTGAATGCTGGAGCAAACTCTGGTGTATTAATCAGAGATGATGACCACTATCTTGCAAGTTTTTCAACAGGACAAGGTTCTAATGGAGAATGGACAGCAAGAACAGCAGGAACACATGGTAACTCATTAAGAGTAGAAATATGTCCAAGTGCAACTGCATATGAACAGGATTTAAGTACAAACAATTTAGTAAACCAAGCAGATGTTGCTATAGGAGATACAACAATTACAGTAGATGATGCTGATGCTTCAGGTTTTGCATTTAATGTAGGTGATTTAATATCATTTTATTCAGATACATCAAATACAGTATCAGTAGATGACTTCAACGAATATGAAGTTACTGCAATTAATACATCAACAAATGCATTAACAGTCAGACTAAAAGATGACCCAAATGGTGCTGGATTACAAACTGCAATTCCAAACGATTCTAAAATTAAAAGACGCTGGAAATACTATGATTTATTTGAAACACCAGGTACATCACAATTTGCAACAGACAATGGTCGTGGCACAGGTGATGAACTTCATGTTATCGTTGCAGATGCTACAGGTAACTTAACAGGTTATGATGGTGATGTTGCTGGAAATAGAACTAGAGCAGTTTTAGAAACATTTGGTAACATGTCTAAAAACCCATCTGCTAAATCACCACAAGGTGATAGTATTTATTACCCAGATGTAATCTTTAGACAATCAAAACTAATTTATTGGACAGACCATATATCTGCTGGTAGTAATTGGGGAACAGATACTACAGCTGCTTATACTTCTGTTACTACAACAACAATAGATACTCTAACAGGTGGAACAGATGACTATTCTACTACTGCTGGAGAAATCGAACTTGCATATGATAAATTTAAAAATGCAGACACAGAGGACATTAACTTAGTAATCGGTGGTTCATCTAGTATCGTTGGTGATACAGCTGCAGCTCAAGATACTCATGTCACAATGATTACTCAACTAGTAGAAGGTAGAAAAGACTGTGTTGGATTTACCTCACCATATCGTGCTGCTGTTGTTGGAGTTACAACATCAGTACAACAAGCAGAAAATATAAGAATTGCTGCTAATCTATGTCCAAGCTCATCTTATATGGTAATGGATAGTGGTTACATGTACATGTATGACAAATACAATGACCTTTATAGATTTGTACCTCTAAATGGTTCAACTGCTGGACTATGTGCAAATACAGACCAAGTTGCTGATGCGTGGTTCTCACCTGCTGGATACAGTAGAGGAAATGTTAGAGGAGCAATCAAATTAGCATTTAACCCAGACAAGGCTGATAGAGATATTTTATATCGTGCAAGAGTTAACCCTGTTGTTAACTTCCCTGGTCAAGGTGTAGTGTTATTTGGTGACAAAACTGCTTTAACTAAACCAAGTGCTTTTGATAGAATTAATGTAAGAAGATTATTCTTAGTATTAGAAAAAGCAATTGCTACAGCTGCTAAGTTTCAACTCTTTGAATTCAATGATGAATTTACAAGAGCACAATTTAGAAGTTTAATTGAACCTTTCCTAAGAGATGTTCAAGGCCGTAGAGGTATCACAGACTTTACTGTAAAATGTGATGCTACAAATAACCCAGGTAGTGTAATTGATAGAAATGAATTTGTTGCAGACATATTTGTTAAACCTTCTCGTTCTATTAACTTCATTACATTAAACTTTGTTGCTACTCGGACTGGTGTTTCGTTTAGTGAGGTAGGAGGTTAATCATGGCACAGATAGATGACTTTAAGGCAAATTTACTTGGCGGTGGTGCTAGAAGTAACCAATATCGTGTAACTTTGGCAGAACCACCTGGTGTTGCAATCGGATTAGATGTTAGAAGAACTTCTTTTTTATGTAGTGCTACTTCATTACCAGAAACAACTATAGGTACAATTCCTTTAACTTTTAGAGGAAGAACTATTAACATAGCTGGAGATAGAGAGGCACCTGCACCATGGACTACAACATTCTATAATGATACAGACTTTATGATTAGAACTGCATTAGAAAATTGGAATAATGCAATCAATGACTTTGCGGATAATACAGGTCTTACAAATACAGCTGATTATACAACTGATTTAACTGTTGACCAGTTAGATAGAGATGAAATTGTTTTAAAAACTTACATTTTTAGAAATGCATGGCCAAAAACTATTACTGCAATTACATTGGCTTCAGCTGAAACTACAGCCATTGAAACTTTTGATTGTACTTGGGAATATCAACACTTCGAAGCTTCAGGTGTTAACTTCTAAATCAGTCTTTTTTTTCTTTATAAATAAAGGACAATAAAGGAGATTTTATTATGGCAGAACTATTTGGTTTTAAATTTGAGAAAATCAAAGACACCAAAAGTCAAGAAAAATTTACAGTACCCCCAGCAGAAGACGGAGCAGTCGAAATAGCAGGGGGTGGATTTTTTGGTCAAGTATTAGATACAGATGGCAGAGAGAGAAATGAGGTTGACTTAATCCGTAGATATCGTGAGATTTCACAACAACCAGAGTGTGATTCAGCGATTGAGGATATAGTTAATGAAGCTGTTGTATCTAATGAAAGAGACCAGGCAGTATCTATTGTTCTTGATAGATTAGAATATACCGAATCAATTAAAAGAAAAATTCGTGGAGAGTTTGATACTGTATTGTCACTTTTAGATTTTGATGTAAAAGGACATGACATTTTTAGAAGATGGTATATTGATGGTAGAATTTTTTATCACAAAGTAATTGATAAAAAAAATCCAAAAAATGGTGTTGTTGAAGTACGATACATAGACCCTAGAAAAATTAGAAAAGTAAGACAGGTAAACAAAGATAAAAAACCTGGTACATCTTTAGATATCGTAAAAGGTGTAGAAGACTTTTTCCTATACAATGATAAAGGATTAAGTGCAGGACAACTAAACGAAGGTATTAAAATTGCAGATGATTCCATTACATATGTACCATCTGGTTTGATTGACCAAAACAAAGGTCATGTACTTTCACACTTACACAAAGCAATCAAACCTGTTAATCAATTAAGAATGATTGAGGATTCTGTAGTTATATACAGAATATCTAGAGCTCCTGAAAGAAGAATATTTTATATAGATGTAGGTAATCTTCCAAAGATAAAAGCAGAACAATATCTAAAAGATGTTATGAATCGTTATCGTAACAAATTAGTTTATGATTCTTCTTCTGGTGAGATTCGTGATGATAGAAATCATATGTCAATGTTAGAAGATTTTTGGTTACCTCGTAGAGAAGGTGGTCGTGGAACAGAGATTACTACACTACAAGGTGGACAAAACTTGGGTGAGATTGAAGATATAAAATATTTCCAAAATAAATTATATCGTTCATTGAATGTACCTATCTCTAGAATGGAAGCTGAAAGTGGTTTCAGTCTTGGTCGTTCTACAGAGATTACAAGAGATGAATTAAAATTTACTAAGTTTGTACAAAGACTAAGAAAAAGATTTACACCTGTTTTTACTGATATGTTAAAAGCTCAATTAATTCTAAAAGGTATTGTTACCATAGAAGATTGGGATAATATGAAAGAACATATTCAGTATAATTTTTTACAAGATGGTCATTTTGCTGAATTGAAAAAAGCAGAATTAATGCAAGACAGAATAAATGCATTACAATCTATTGAATCAT